CCCCGGAGAGCGTAGCACCCCTAGCCACATACCGGCCCACATGAGCCGCTGCGGCCACGTATAATTGGCGGGGGTGAATATGCGCACGAGCGTATCTGTGTGGCAGATGATCGCGTCGTTAAGAACATCGTTCGTCCATTTGTGGCGCCGGGCCAACTTGATAGCTTCGGCCGCGCCAGATTCGTCCCAAAGGAGCCCGGAATCAGCGCAATAACGCTGCGCCTTCTCGGTGTTAAATTCTTCTTGCATCGTCTCTTCTCCAAACAAAGCGTATGAACGTCTCACCATTTCGGCCTAAACCGTCTACTAGCTCTTTGTCCGGCTTCGCGCCTAGCAATCTCAACCAACCGTGTGCGTCGGTATGGTCTTCGATCGACAAGCATTCCGCGCGGCGCGCTCCGGATTCGATCATGGCCGGCATCATACACCTGATAGCGAATTTTGTCAGGGAAAATCGTATTTGTCTGAATTCGTCAGTCCCGTAACAATACAGCGCCCAAAAGCCCGGTGACACGGGGATCGCGCCGATCACCGCGACCGGCTTATCGTGGTTCCACGCCACCCAACCGAACGTTTTATACAGCATCGTTTGTTCGGCCAGTTCGACGGGGTCGTCATTCCAGCGCGTCGCGAATATCTCGCGGCGATCGTCCTCGCGCATGTTCTCCGCAATCTCTAAAACGGCGTCATATGTGAGCGGCGTTAAGTTCATTCTTCCCCGTGCGGCGCCTTCCAATGGAGCGCAGTATTCATGAGCTTGGCAAAACCTGCCGCACTGCACGTAAACGACAAGGCAAAATGCGTCGCCTCTATACCAAGATCGGCGATGCCCTCCATGTAAGTAGTGCCCGGCGCCGTACCGAGCTGAACTTTCAAGGGCGTCAAAGGGGCGGTTGCGTCAGCGCCTCTTTTTGGATTCGGGTAGAGCTCGACCAACCAATCATTTTCGCAGCCAACATCCCAACCGGATAAGTTCTTTTTCGTTGCCGGCGTCCCGCCATCCAAGAACGGCAGGATAACCTGCACTTCTGCTTCATTGGCGAGCGGATAAACCGCGTCCGTGTTACCGCCGTACTGGTAAACAACGTCTCCCGAGCGCGCGAACAATCTATCTTCTGTGCGAGCGAATGTGGAAATAGCTCCGCCGACATCGTCCGTTAAATCGAAATATGACCACGCGCTGATTTTCGCGCCGGGGAAGAAACTAAAGACGAAAACCCGCGTCCCCACCGTCAGCCAATACCTGTCGTCACGCGGCTCTAGCACTGCATCGGCAGCTTCGATTTGGGCCGTGGTAAGCGTCTGTATGTAGTCTAGCACAAACGGGTCGATGAGCGTCCCGATGTCACTCACAAAAGCGGCATTAGAACTGTCCCGCGCCCGGAGACTCCGGATGCCGCTATCCGCCAAATAGACGACATCGTTGTTTCCGAACGCAAGAATACTGCCCCCTGCGCGCGTGCCGGTGTTTTTGAGAGATTCAAGGAAGACGTTCAAATCTTCATCCGCGTTAACCGACCATATCTGGATGGTGTTGCGCGCGAAAACAGCTAGATTTCCTTGGTAAACCCCGGCCCCTGTTAGCGTTTGTGACCCTTCATCTTGGGTCGACATGTTTATGAAATTGGCGCCTGGTGAAGCTGCGTTCTCGTTATTGAAGACGCTCGCATTTCCGACACCGGAGAAGAACGTCAAACTAGACACCGTAGAATACAGCTTGGACTTAAAGGTCAACGCGTTGGTGCCGACTTGAGAAGGATTGCCCTCCGTGCCGAATCGTTTTGTAAGGCCCCCTTTAACCAGTCTTATGTTGAATCGGTCGCCGGCCTCAAACGTCCCGCCGATCGTCACTGTGGCTTGCTGCGCCTGGCCTGCCGCCGCGTCAACGCCACCCCCCGTAGCCGTAGGCGTTGACACGGTTATCGTGGACGAACCGCCGACATCCACCGTAACCACTATCGTGAATCCGTTGGGGGCGGCCCCTGAGCCCGCCGCCGCGCTAATCGTCACATCCGCGCCGCTGGCGTTGGCCGCATACTCCGGTGTGGACGCGAACGCGTCGATTTGCGAGGCGATGTTGGCCGCCAGGACGGAATTCGAGCCGGTCCAAGGCACGGGAACGCTGAGAGCTTCTACGCCGTCGACGGTTATCGACGTGACCCTGTTGTTCACCCCGCTTGCCAAGTTCACGTCGGTTGTGGCGATTGTCGTAACAGATGATGCTACGACAAAACCATTCGGCCCTGCACCGGTTCCGGCTGCGGCCGAGATCGTGACAACCGCGCCAATGGCCTCCGCCGTGTAGTCTGGCGCGCTGGTGTTCGCCGTGATGTTGGCCGCGACGTTCGTTGCCGTCGTGTCTAGGTCTGTGTCGAACGCTTCCGCGCCCGACATGACTTCTACGCTGTTGACGGTTATCCCGTCGACCGATCCGGAGGCGCCGCTATCAAGCGTGACGGTGCCCGTTGCGACGACATCGGCGCCGGCCGTAACCGAAAACGACCCGGTCGCTAACACTTCCGCGACGGACGCAACGGCCGTAACGGTGTCCGCCACCGTGGCTGTTTGATCGTCGGTTCCGCCTGTAACGTTTGTTGCCGTTGTTGACGCTACGAAGTCGTCACCTACCGGGCCGGTGATCGTTATGATCGACCCCGCGCGCGACGCTGAATATTCCGTGTCGGCATCCACAAGCAATTTCAAATGCTCGGCGACGCCATCTGTGTCGGTCATGTCGGCCCGAACGATGCCGTTAAGCCAGTCCGCGACGATAACCCCTTCATTAAAATGGTATGTGTCGTTTCCGAATTTGGCGATCACGTAAATAGCGCCATCGAAACTTTCCGTGTCTATGACGGCCGTCATAGCTGTGGTCCCGTCGGGATGCTGCAGCCGTTGATAAGTAACGCCGTCGCTGGCCGTGCCTGTGACGCCGCCGGACATCGCGACCACGTTCCCTACCGTGACATCGCCGCCAACCGTTCCTGCCACAACAAGGGCGTTTGCTGTTGCGCCGGCGCCCGCCAAAGCCGTTATCGTGATTACCGCGCCGGCCGCTGCGGCCGTATATCCGGGGTCCGTCGTCGCTGCTGTGATCGCCGCCGCAACGGCTGTTGCCGTCGCGCTATTGCTTGTGGCGAAAGCCACCGGCGATCCGGCCAGGAGGTCGACCCCGTCCACGGTGATTGTGGAAACCTGATTACCGGTTCCGACGCTGCCGGCCGTTATATCTATCGATCCGGTAGCTTTTACTTCGGAAATTTCGACTGCGGATCCGAACGTAAAAAGCTGTTCGTTGATCGCGTGGAGACCGAAAGTCGTTGCGGGCAAATTATATCGAGCGACAAACTTTTTTCGGCGTTCAACTTCGCCTCGACGGTTCAAGATACCGTTTTCGATAAGCCAGCTTGTACCGTTCGGCCCTGTAAGTTGGGAGCCGGCCCGGTCCATGCCGCCTTTGAAATTCTCGACGGATACATAAGCCATTAGGCTACCCGGATAATAGTGCCTTGCCGCGCTCGGCTAAAGTCGTCGCCGCCGCCATACGTTGTCATACTAGAACCGCCTTTCGATCGGCCTTTCAGACGACGAAGACGGCCGTTCGCGGCGCCAAGTTTGCTCTGCCAATTCTTAGCTTCTTTGGCTTCGAGAATTTCTGCGGCTGCGAAAAGAACGATAAGTTGATCGTCGAGATCCGCCACATCGTTGTCGCTTATCAAGGGCCGGAGTTCGCGCAAACCCCTGATACGAAGCGTCTGCGCAGACGCCGGCAAAGGCCAGACCTCGATTTGTGTTTTGGCGCCGGTCCAACGCATATCCCATCTTCGAATCGGATCGGAACGCTCGTTGTCCTCTGGCTCTAGTTGATCGTATTCTTCGAAGCCGATACCGCGTTCTACCGGCTGGGGGCTTGAGCTGAATGTGACGCGCACTTCCTCGACGCGCTCAAGATTTATCGTTCCGAGAGTCGCGTCTGCGGGAAAATCGTAAAACCGGGATCCCGCCACGATAGCTTTCGATAAAACGACACGAAGATGCGGCCAATCATACTCGTCATACAACACTTCTTGGTGCCGCTGCAGAAGAGTTTTGTAATTGGACTCCTGGTCAACTGTCAGCGAAATGGCGGACGAAATCCCCGTTTCCGCTTTGAGCTTTACTATAAGCTGGGAGAGCTGTGTGCCTCTTGCCATAGCCTCACCCGGTTACGCTAAGATCGAATTTAGCGTGTCCTCGGTTACGATATTCTCGACGACGGGCAACGTCTCGGGATCCTGATAATCGATAAGTTTTGTCGGCAGCTCTAAATGCTGTCCGCCGAACAGCTCGCGATAGATGTTGGCGCCATCCCCGTTGGTCGCTTCGCCGTAAGCGTCTGCGAGTCGTTCCCGTTCGGCGGCATGGTTGACCATTTTGGTTCCTGTGCGCCGCAACTCACAAACAGCGTCGGCGCCGTGAATCGTGCGAAGCAAAATAACTTCCGGGGCGGTCATGCCGATCTTGCTGAGTTCGTTCAGGATGCTACCTGAAAGGCGAAGCTTTCCAGAAAAGATGTCCATTGCATTCCTCGTTTTACTATCTGTGGAGGGCGGCGGGTGCTCCTGGCGCCCGCCGTTATATCCCTCGGGTTAACCTGCGAATTGAGTAACGCCCTTATCCGCCGGTGTGGGTGCCATGACCAAGAGCATGTAACCGTCGTTGCCGTCGCACGCGTCGACCGGGTCGTAGGTTCCGCGAACGTCACCGGTTAATGCTGTTGCTTTGTCGCTGTCTGCCGCAACAAGCGTACCGATGGCGTATTCAGAGGGGATGATTTCAACAAACCCGTAAAGCGAACCGGACGTGGCAAACGCCGCGTCAGGGATGATTTCGATTTCATCGTCAACTGCGACAATCGCGGAGGCATGCCCCGCCGTCGGTGTGTCGCTGTCCAACGCGCCGGCTGGCGCGCTATTGGCAACCACGACAGCCAAGCCATCTACCGCTATGTTGTTGACTTTCAGGCTCAATGTCCCGCCTGTACCAATTGCGATACCGACCATCGTCACCATACGCTTAATAACGCCGGCAACAGGTGAAGGCACCGAAATCAGATCAGCGGCCAAAAGCTCCACTTCGGCGAGTTCGATAGGAACTTGAACCAAGCCGGCCTCGCGAGGTTCGCGGACGCCGTCCTTGAACACTTCGAGCACTTGACCAACCTTTGAGACCGCGACGGGCAGCCCGAGTACATCCCCGGTGCCGACCGTCAAGCCAGTAATATCAACCGAAGCTGAGACATCGGTAACTTCAGCAAAAGCTTTCTTGCCGGTAAACGTCGTACCGGAAGCGGAACTTTCAACAATAACGGTGCCGAATTCGTCTTTGCCGGTGACGGTCAAAACAGCCGCAGTCGTCCACGCTGCAACCACATTACGGGGCACATCGGTAACGCCTGCCAGCGCGGCCGCTGCCAGTGCGGCCGCCGCGGTCGTGCTGATCGAAAACACGCCGAGCGCCGTAAGATCCTGCGACACGATAAATCCATTTGCGTCGGCCACATCTGGCGATCCAAGATCGAGCACGAACAATGGCGACGGAATTTGACGAACCCGGTCCGGATCCGCATAGATCGTAAGATCCTTATCTTCGGGGCCGACGCGATCAATCTGCAACTGGCAAGTCGAACTGATCGGCCAGCTGGTGCCCGACGCATTCGTCAACGTGATATCCGACGCATTCACGTTGAATGTCAGGGTGAAATCCGCCGGCGCATTATACTCGTTGCCCGCGACGAACAGGACGTGCTTGCCCGGAGTCCAGTCGTAATTGCCCTGAGAGCGGCCCGTCGGGTATCCGACTGTGACCGTCCCCGCATTTGCGACCGCCGCGGCAAGGGTAAAGTTTACATTGTCAAACGACATATTTTTATTCCTCTTTCTCGTTGCGATCGTTGGTTAGGCGATGGAGTAGACGCCGGACGTGTTCCGCTGGCGGCAAACGACACCCCCGGTCCAGGTCATAGCGCGGTAAAGCACGTACTTGTCTTCGGGGCGGGAGGGGAAATGCTTTTTCATATCCTCGCCTTCCATGACATCCGGAAAGATGTGTCGAAGGTCCAGGACGTAGCAATATTTCGACAAGCCCAAGTCATCCAAGGTTGGATCGTACATGAACTTCGTCCCACGCATTTCTGCGTCCGCCTGGCCGATATCGATGTTTCCGCTACCAACCCAACCAGTCTGCCTAAATTCTCCTTTCGAGTAGATTTCGGCTTCGAGCGCGTCCAGGAAATCCGAACCGCACAACCGGATATGCTTGGGCGATCCGAACCGGCGCAACTGCCGGTCTTCCGACTTCATCTTTTTGGTGATAACCAAATCCGACGGAGTCCCGGTGCTTAGCAACAGGCTGGCGCGGTTGCGCCAATACGCGTTTGCGGCAATGCTTTGGTCGATGCCGCCAACGATCGTGTTCGACGTTGGATCGTCCAGGATGAAGGATCGTACGCCGGGCGCCTGTTTGGAATCCTGCGAGCCGTCCTTCCAATACATAAGGTTCATGCCGCGGTTGGTGCCTTCCGCCATATCCTCGATCTTGTCTTCGTAGAGGTTGGCGAGTGCGGTTTTCTCACGTTGCGAATGGTTTGTTACGCTTTTACCGTTGGCGCTGTCGACGACGGAGATTCCGTCCTTTTTCAGCTCGGTAAGCGTGATCTGAATACCGGAATGGATTTCTTTCCACGGGTAGAAGGCTTCTTTGATGTTGGCCGGGTTCGCATACGTAACCTGGTCGTCATGTGTGAAGCCGTTGATCGTGGTCGTGTACGCGCCCTTGACGCGAACAACGATGTTGTCTTTGCCGCCGGGGAACGACTTTTGTACGCGCTTCATTTCGCGCAACAAAGGTTTTTCCTGGATGGTCTGCGACCAAACCTTACCCGTGTCCATGTGGAAATCCAACATGGCGTTACCGATATTTTGCAATTCTGCTACAGTAAAAGGCATAGCGAGCGTTCCTCCTAGAACACAGTTTTGGGGCTAACCGCCCAACACCATGTTCACAACGTCTAAAGACGAACTGGGTTTTTGGCCGGCATTTGCGTCCGTTATCCCCCCGTCAGGAACAACCTCTGTTGGCGTCTTCCGGGGCGCGAACTGTTTAAGTTCTTCATTGACGGCTTCAAGCGCGAGTTGTGCGATCTCCACCGCTTCTTGTGGTGTGTCCTTGAGCTGATCTAGGTTGTCCATGCGGAAAACTTTGATCTTCTCTAAAACACGGTCGACCTTGACTTTGAAATCGGGATCTTTCCCTTGCCAAGTTTTCTCCCAAGCAGCTACGGCCGTCTCAACTTGATTCGAGAGCACTTGCCGGCTGCTTTGCGCGTCTCGGGTTTCCGCGGCATCGCGGGCCGTCTGCGCTGCTTCTTCCGACCGGGCGGCCTGTGAGCGGGTTTGCGATAACTCAGTCGCACGTTCCAGGCTTATGCGGCCTTCACTAACTTCCGTAACGAGATCGTCCGGCAGCGTACGGCCCGTCGCCTTTTTACATTCAGCCAGGTAGTGCTCTAAAAACGGAATCGCTTTGTCAGGGTCGTTCCGGATAAGCGAGCCGACGGAAAACAAATCGTTGACGTCGCCAGACGACAAATTGTTTTCGCTGGCATATTCCCGGAGCGTGTCGAGAGCTTCTGCACGAGGCGCGAGCTTTTCAACTTGTTCCTTGAAAGGCCGTAATTCTTCTAGTTCGGCGCGGGCTTCTGCGAGTTGCTTATGCTTCTTGATCCACACCGGATGTTTGCCGAAAGGCAAAGGCTTACCGTTTTCGTCGGTCTCGTCGGGAAGGTCGTCTTTGTCGCCTTTGTCGGGTTTCTCCGGTTTATCGGCTGCGCCTTCACCTTCTGATTCCGCTGAATCTTCGGCAGACTCTGTCTCTTCCTCTGAGGGGGACGAGTCCTCGCTTTCTTCTTTCAAGGCCGCCGTAACGACATCAAGCGATGAAAGTTCTACGTCTTTTGTGGATTCCGATGAAGACGCGCTATCGGAGGGTTTTACGTCTTCGGTCGCCTCGTTTGGCGCCGCGTTTTGATCTTCTGAGACGAATTTTTTATCGGCATCTTCCGTACCTGGCGAGGGTTCGGCCATTTAACGCCTCCTTATTATTATTCCGACGTTCTAGGCGCCGGTTTGTATTCTTTGTATGTTTTACTATTCAGACAATATTGTCAAGCGGCAATCGCGGTTCCCTCGCCATTGGTCGGGAACGCGCCTTGCGGGCCGGGCTCATTACGTAGATTCGTGGGCGAATTTACTTCGCCGCCTCGATCGCCTTGCGCCTGCGGGTCGGACTCATCGCCGGTTCCGGGCTGCACTTGGCGGCCAGCCGCGGCGTTCAACGCGACAATTGACGGTAGCCCTTCCATAAGCGCTTCGTCAAAATCGACGTCCAGTAGCTGCAGGTAATCTTTCAGGATAGGTGCGGGGTTCAATCCCGGCATTTGCAGAAGGAAGGGCATGGCGCGTTCACGGTTGGCAAGCTCTGCGGGGCGATTCGGGCGTCCGGAAGATCCCGCCTTGACTTCGAGGAATAACTCTCTAACGACTTCCTCACGCGACAACACCGGCCATATGGCGCCAGGCCCTACAATCTCTTCGACAGTTTCGGCGTTCAGTTCCAAAAGCATTATTTGGCTGGAATCTTTGGCAATCGCGGCGAGCAACTCGTCAAGCTCGTCAACGTCTGAGGATTCCGTCGTAATCCGACCACCTTCGGATATCGCGCTCTCTGTCGCGCTGCCGCCGGATAACGTGCCGATATTGGCCTCCTGATTGCCGTTCACACGCAACATATCCTCAAACACAGGGTTGGTTTCGTACACGTTGGGGTCGATGCCGACGGGTCGGATCGGCATCAATAGGTCTTCGATCTTCTCGCCTGGATTAAGCGCATTGAGTTCGATAACCGCGTTCGGGGGTCGATCTCTCAAAGCTGCCTTATCTACGTCCTCCATACGCCCGCGCGCCGTTGCATATGCCGGCCGATTAGCGTGCTTGTGCTCGCGTAAACCCTGCCGGGACCGGTTCAGCTCGTCTTGCATAGGCTTCATATAGTGCACGTCGGAGAACGGGTAGACCTGGTTCTCGTGTTCTATGCCGTTGAAGACAAGTGACCGAACCGTGAAGAAACGCTCGGTCTTGATCTCTGGTGCGGAAGGCGCTCGCAAGTAATCAGGGTACCCGTCCGCAATAACGAAATTGGTACCGGTCGCCTTGTCTTGCACGCGCCAAACACATACCATCCCTTCTAGCGGGCCTGGATCGGAATCGTACCGCGCACTTGTGTTTTCCCGGTCCGCCAAAGAATCGCGGGAATCGCGCTTCCATTCGGTAAACTGGCCTTTCTTTAGATCGATCTTGTACGCTTCCTGCACTTCTTCCGGCGTGATAAGCATCTTGATCGCCAACCATTTCGCGCCGGCGAAGGTACTCAAGTCGCGGATCTTGGTATCGAAAATAACTTCCATCGCACGAGGAAAACGGAACACAAGTCCCTCCCGGGCCAACACAGTTTCTTGCTCGCGCAAGGACGTGAGCGCCGTACGCAAGGTCTCAACCTCGGATGAGTCCGGCTGCGTTTCGCCGTCCCTTAAATCCGCCATGAGGCGTTCTATCGTCGCGAGCTGGTCGGTAACGTCGGAGATCTCTTGCGACACTTCCGGCCGTTTCTCCAAGATCCGCTGGAAGCCTAATTCGACAAAGCCGACGCCGGTTGTCTTCGTCCGACGCACGAGCTGTTTCATCTGCTTTTTGAAATTCGGCTCTTGCTCGGATGTGTAATAATTAAATAATATTTCGAGCGTCTTACCGATCTTTTCGAGCGACTTGCGATCCCGCTTTACGGACTCTATTTCTTGCAACAAAGTCTGCGCGTTCGCAACTTCAGGGGGCGGTCCGAAGATTTTAATTTGCTGCGCCACCTCGGGTTTCGTCGCAAGAACCTCCTGGAAAATCGTCATGGTCGTGGCGGCCATTTCGTAAGATTCCTGTTCGCCGTCCCAAACCTTGAAATTCAGACGTTTGCGCAATTTAGAAAACGCCTTCGGGTTCTTCGCATAAAGCGACGCAACCGACCGGGCAATTTGCCTCTGCGTGATGTTGGCAACGTAATTACCGGCGGCCACCCACTGTTTGTCGGCGCCGTGTCGCGCGTATTCCATATCCTCGCGCATGCGTGTGAATTGCGGTTTGTGGTGCGCTTCCGCCTGTCGGATCTTAGCAGTCCATTTTGATATAAATTGTGCCCGCGCCGGCTCGACTTCGGGCGTCACGCGCACCACACCGGACGGCGTGTTTTCTTCGCCGCTACCGGAAGAGAATTGCTCGAATTGAAATTCGTTTTCAGGCATCGTCTACCATCCTGCTACTGCTTTATCGCGCTGTTCGCGGTCCACCTCACGCTTATGCTGCGCCTTCACCCATTCGATCGACCCGACTCGCACAATCTTCTCCGGGGGCTTGTCCACAGACGCCCCTATCTCCATATCCATCCCCCGACCAATCAAGGACAGGAACGATACAAAATCATCGTGTTTGGCTCGGGGGAACTTCAGCATTTCCGACCGGGCCTTTTGATACCAGGGCATCCATGCCGGAAAATGAACGTGCCGCATTGCCATACGGCCTTGTATCGAGCGCGCCCGAGACTTCAGGTCGACCGCCGACACCAACGGCGTAACCATCGTGTAGACTTTCTCTTTCTTCTGTCGAGCGCGCCGGAACGGACCGATCGATTTCTCGATATGCTCCGCCTCAGCAAACCAGTTATCCGGCTTGCGGAATTTCATGATCGCAATCATTTCGTCAAGCAAAACATCCGTTTCGAACTTATCCCAAACAAGCTCGGGCATGATCCAAATGTGATCGGCGGAATCGACACCGAACGCGCCCATACACGTACTATCGTTTTGCTCTTTGGCTCCTAGCGCGTGATCGGATGCGCCGTAAAACCGAAGCTGGTCGTCTCGCGGATACTCCGTCGGCAAGTTGTGTTCGACGATGTAGTGCGCCTTGAAATAGTCGCCGTCGTCCGGTGACGGCCGGCCTTGGTAGAGCGCTTCAAAGCCGAGCGGATCGAGCCTCTTAGCCGACGCTAAATGCTCAAGCGAAAAACGTTCGTCCCATAGCGCCGCCATAGGCTTGTGGCCGAACTGCTTAATGACTTTGTCGCTCTTCGGTTTTTGCAAGTCGGCGCCCATAGCCCTAGCGACCGGACCGTCAAACATAACGGCGGGAATGTTGATATATGTCCAGTCCGCCGCAGTTTCCGGATCATATTCGCTGTGCTCCGGATCGCATTGCCGGCCGATAATATCGTCTTCAAACCAGCGGGTGTGAATGACAACGATCGCCGTCGTATTGCGAACGCGCGAATAGATAACTTTGGAATACCACTCGTGCAGCGTTTCGATAACCGTCGGTGAATTCGCTTCCTCGGCGTTCTTGATCGGATCGTCTATAACAATTAAATCGGCGGGCATGCCGGTTCCGGATCCGCCGCGGCCGATAAAATTCATACTGCCGCCTTGTTCAAGCGCCATGTAGTCGACGGCTTTGGATCCGGGCTTTAACCGTACTTCAGGGAATATCGCTTGGTAGACGGGCATCTGGATGTAGTCGCGAACTTTGCCGCCAACCTGCTTTTGCGCATAGCCGGCGTTATACGCGCCCATGATCGTGTTACGGTGAGGGAATTTACCGACATACCAGGATAAAAACAGCCGTGACGCTAGCTCGGTCTTGCCGTGCTGTGGCGGCATGGAGATAGCTAAACGTAGAATGTCGCCGCTGGCGACACGCTCAAGCGCCTCGGCAATCAACCGGTGATGTTTTGCGATCTTATATCGGCTGCAATCGGGATCGTTCGGGTTCTCAGGATCCGGCATCATCAATTTAGCGTATGTGAGCAAATCGTCTTGCGCGTCGCCGAGCGCTACCGCGCGGCGCAACATAACGTCCATTTCGGCCAGTTCTTTATCTGATTTGCCTGAAAAATCAAACACCGGGCGCCATCCACTTGATAAGCCCTACGATGATTCCAGCTTGCGCGCCGATAACCGCGGTCGCCGCGATCCACATGCGTTTGTAGAGACCGTTTATCGCGTCTCGGGTTTCTATCCAGCGTTCAGCGCAATGCGTCTCGTGCGAATCAATTTGCTGTTTCGCCTTAGTCGCCACGTTCAACGCTTCGGTGTCGATCGGATTCACACGCTTAGCCTGTCAATGAGGGTTTGAAACTCCGCTGTAACCGCATCGCCCCGCGCCTGAATCTCCTTAATGATGATGATGTTGATGCGGCCGGCATTGGCGCCGAGCTTCTGTTCCTCTTCGGCGTCACTATGTTTGCGGAGCTCTTCCGTCGTCAGGGCAACAGCCGTCCGCGTATCTCGCACCAAGGTAGCCTCCAACACGGTGTCAGACACCAGCCGGTGCGTCCTAGCGTTAAAGGACGGCGCCGCATCCACGACGACGGGAAACCACACCATACGTTTGTTTTTATGCAGGACCGGAGGCCCGTCTTTGAAATCGCGCCGACGCTTGGTCAGCGCGCCGTCTT